CTGGGTATGTCTCACCCTTTTCGACACTTTGCGTGTCGGAAAGGAGTGGTTCTTCCCGGACAGAGAGTGGAGCTATTTCTCCTATCGGTTGGTCAATCCTCTCCTAACTACTGGTAAAGCGGTAAAGGACTGGATCAACCCGCCGGTAGAATCATACCTTTGGTCATGCATGCAGTTTGCAGGTAATGTTCTTCTGAACATTGGCGATTACTGCCTCGTCAAACCGATCCAATATATGTGGAAAACACTTGTTGGGTGGGGTTTCAAGGTAGTTGGCTACTGCCTCTACATGGCTGGTGGTGTTTCTTACGTGGAGTACCGAGAAATTTTCTTCGGAGACCATTGCTGGACTATCCCCTTTGTAGAATACGACTTCTGCATAAGCGCCAGCACCTGGGAAATTCTCGAGTACCTAGTCGAATGCTCTTACTCCCTCGGGTTTGGACTTGTCACTCTGGTCTTCCTTTGCCTTGTTAGTAGTATCTTTTATGCTACAGCTAAGGAAGTGCTGAAGGCAACCCTTATCCGCTTTCCCCGCTACCTCCTAGGGGTAGTACTCGGATGGTTTTACCTCAAACACCCAAGGTGGAGGACAAAGTTCCAGAACACTGCATGGGTAGAACTCCCCGCAGAGAAGGGAAAATCACATCCGAAGTCTGCCGCCGAGCGAAACTCAGCCCGATCCTTTGCTGATGCTTTCGCCCGCAAAATCGGTTACAATGTTTACGATTTCCAGCGCAGGAATTCGGGGGAGGGAGGACTTAGAGCTCCATACGACGGGAAGGATATCAGCCCCATGTCCTCATATGAGAAAGTGCGCAAGCACTCCCTCATATACATGGGAGATACTGACTACTACGTGGATGAATCAGACTTCGCATACCCCAACCCGTACATTTTGTACACTATCATTCCAGAAGATCCGGCTTTCATTGGAAAAGAATACTCGTTTAACTTCTTGACTTCCACGAGGATTCAAATGTTCGTCAAAGAAGGCAAGCGCTATGAACATGAGCTCTGGGACTGGTGCGGAGACCACATTAAGGTTTCCGGTTCCGGTTTCTTCGGCAGGACTGTCATACATGAGATCTCGAGGATGAGAGTGAGTCCAAACCGTTACATGGTCTTCCTCAACCCGACAACTACCATTCCGTGGTATTTGAGCTGGTCCATCAGGTTTTTGACTTTTGAAAACTTGGAACGGGTAAATGTCGGGGACGGAAAGTATGCGAG